AACCGCCTTCGCCGTTTTCAGGTAAAAAATTTTTTTGTGGAGCTTCTTTCCAACCCCAATCTTTCCACCATCCTTTTAATACATCATCATAATCAGATGGATTTAACTTACGTATATTAAATTCCATTCTATGCAAAGATACTAAATTTACGGAAAGCTTTTCATAACTTCAGATTCTACGGCAAATAATTCAGTAGCGGTAGTGTTAAAGTTTTCAATGGTTATGGTCATTTGATGTCCAAGCATTCCCACATCTTCTGCTTCTGTATTTTTAAGAGCTAATATAAAAGGAGTTGTTTCGCTAATCAAAACATTCTGAGTAAAGTTTGTATTGACAAATAGTCTGTTTATACCACTCTGTAAATTAATCTCAACATTAGTTACTTGTCCACTAAAACTTATTGTTGTATATGCACCTTCGGAGAAATAAATATAATCTCCAATATTAACCATGCTTATATCTATTACAGGACTGACTGAAAAATTTAATGTTAATACATTGTTTGATTCTGACCAAGAAGTAGCTTTAGCTACACCTTGCGCAGATCTATAAGCATATTCTCCAGCTAAAGCAGGTGTCGTACCTGTTTTTCTTATATAAGAAAAATATGCACCTTCTTTTTTCTCAAACCAAGTGTAGTCAATAAAACCTCTATCTTGTAAATTTGTTTCCATAGTTGCTGTCCAAGCAGAATCAGATTCAAGATTTACACTTTTAAAAAGTTTATTTTCTAATGGATTCTGATTAAATACAGTTGTTACTTGTGAATTAAATTGTTCTCCATAATAATTATTCCTGGTTTCATTTGTATTGTGTCTGTATAAATTACCACCTTTAAATGAGTATAAGTAGTTGTTCATTCCAACCATAAAATCAGGATTATAAGAGTAGAAAGATGGCCATCCTTGTACACCAGCGCTATATGATAAAGTATAATTAGTGGTGATAGGCGAAGGTATAGGTGGTACTGTGCTTGGTGTCGGTGGAGTAGGAGGAGTCGGAGTAGGTGTTGGAGCGGAAGGTACACTACAAACATTGCTATTGTAAACTAAATTATTTTGTCCACCCATGTAGCCATGATAGTAACATTCATAGCTCACTGTTCCATAATCACCAACAACTGTTATTGTTACATCTCCCCAATAATATGTATAAGTATTACCATCTAATCCAACTTTTGGGCCGACTGCATTTGTTCCAGTATAAGTAATTACATTAGTTAAATTAAAATTTTGTATAGCTATAGGGTGTTGGGCTGGAACATCTTTTAAAACATATGAGCCAACGTTTGTTGCATATGGCTGTGCGTAAGCTCCATTAAATTGATAAACATTTACTCCGCTTTCAACTCCAAAAGCTACTGTGTTTTCTCCTTGTAAACAAGTAACACTGCTTGGGGTTGGCCCGGGCGTTGGCGGGCTTGGGGGTGTAGGAGGCGTAGGAGGCGTAGGCGGCGTAGGTATAGGACTTGAATTTTGGTCTCCACATTGAGTTGAACAACTTGTGTCAACTGGGCCTTCCGAATATCCTTCTGTTGTTATTAAGTTAATATAACCT